AACAGAAACGGTCGTGTATACCCTATGGAAATTCTAACGAATGAAGTAAATCGGTATAACGAAAAATTCATCAAAGAAAACAGAGCGTATGGTGAACTGGGACATCCTGATGGCCCAACAGTCAACCTTGAGCGCGTCTCCCATATGGTTACATCACTGAAACCAGATGGTAAGAATTTCATTGGTGAGGCAAAGATTTTAAAAACCCCTATGGGAGAAATAGTTAAGAACCTTATGGATGAAGGTGCAAAACTGGGAGTTTCCTCTAGAGGCATGGGAAGTTTAGACCAAAAAAATGGTGCTAACTATGTGAGAGATGATTTCTATTTAGCGACTGCGGCTGATATTGTTGCAGACCCGTCTGCTCCAAACGCTTTTGTAGAAGGTGTTATGGAAGGTAAAGAGTGGGTATGGGATCACGGTGCTTTGGTTGAAGCGCATCTTGCTAAATTGAAAAAGGAATTTGATGTCAAAGAACATAAAAGGCAAACGAATAAAGAAGCGTTAGAGTTTGCTAAATTCCTTAAAATGTTATAATTTATAAATAGTATAAACAAAAAATAAGGAGAAATCCATGTCTGAACTAGATACAACAATTGAGGAGCTTGAGGCTGAAGTTCTAGCTGAACTTGAAGAAGCCAATGGTGCGGATGCTCCTATGAAAAGCGCTGCTCCCGCTGATAAACCTGAGAAGGTTAAAGATGAGGTCAACAAAGAAGAAGACCTTGGTGATAAACCAGAAGCTGCGTCGAAAAGTTCCAAAGAAGTTAGTGGAGATGCACAACAAAAGGGTGAAGGTAAACCTGATGCCCCGATGAAAGTCAAAGAAGCTGCTCATGAAGAAGATGAAGAAGATGAAGAAGATGAAGACGAAGAAGAAGTTGAAGAAATGAGCAAGAAAGACCTTATGGCTGCCATGCATAAAAAAATGGAAGGTATGAACAAAAAAGACCTTATGGCTACATATTCCATGAATATGGGTATGCATGAAGAAACGGATGACGGCGTTGAAGAAAGAATTTCTGATATTAACGTCAAAGAAGATGTCTCTGCTTTGATTTCTGGAGAAGATCTCTCTGAAGAGTTCAAGATTAAGGCTGCTACAATTTTTGAAGCTGCTGTTAAGTCTAAGATTCGTAGCGAAGTTGTACGGATGGAAGAAAGTTATGCCGTTCAACTTGAAGAAGCCACTGAAGTGGTTAAAGAAGAACTGTCGGAAAAAGTCGATGGTTATCTTTCTTACGTTGTTGAAGAGTGGATGAGAGAAAACGAAATTGCTGTTGAGCGTGGCCTCAAGGGCGAAATCGCTGAAGATTTCATTTCCGGTCTGAAACAACTGTTCGAAGATCATTACATTGACGTTCCTGACGAAAAGTATGATATTCTTGAAGCTCAGTCTGAAAAGATTTCTGAGCTTGAAGAAAAACTCAATACCTCTATTGAAGAGAATGTTGAGAGAAGAAAAGTTGTTGAGTCTCTGACAAGAGATGCAGTTATGCATGAAATGTCTGAGGAACTTACCGTTACTGAAATGGAAAAATTCAAATCTCTGACTGAAGAGTTGGAATTTGTGAGTGAAGAAAGTTTCCGTCAGAAGCTCGACACACTGAAAGAAGGTTATTTCCCCAAAACTGGTGGACAAGAAACTTTCGCGATTGTTGATGGAGATAGTGAAGAACCAGCACAGGACATTGATACGACTGATACGATTCAAAAGTATTTGTCGGCAATCAGTCGTACCAAATAGTGCATATTTTATAAATTAACTGTAGAAAAATAAAAGGAGAAACAAAAATGTTTCAAACAGAACATCTACAAGAAAAGTGGCAGCCAGTCCTAGATCATCCTGAACTTCCTAGAATCGATGATAACTATCGCCGTGCCGTCACAACCGTTATTCTTGAAAACCAAGAAAAAGCGTTGATGGAAGACCGTGCTTTCCTTTCGGAAGCCGCTCCTATCAACTCGACTGGTGGTTCCATTTCTAACTGGGATCCCATTCTTATCTCGCTCGTTCGTCGCGCGATGCCTAACCTGATCGCTTATGATATCTGTGGTGTCCAGCCTATGACTGGTCCGACAGGCCTCATTTTCGCGATGCGTGCTTCGTTCCTGTCTTCGGATGGTGCAGAAGCTCTGGTTGACGAAGCTCTGCCTGGTAAGGCTGGTGCTTCTAACCAAAACGCTGCTGGTACAACTGGTGGTGGTGATGTTGGTGCAACAGAAACTAATCCTGCCGTTCTGAACGACAGTCCTTCTGCTGGTACTTACACTTCTGCTACTGGTATGACGACTGCTCAGGGTGAAGCACTGGGTGATACATCCACAAATGCTTTCGCTGAAATGGCGTTCTCCATCGACAAGTCCACGGTTACCGCCGTGACTCGTGCTCTGAAAGCTGAGTACACGATGGAACTGGCTCAAGACCTGAAAGCGGTTCATGGTTTGGACGCTGAAACAGAACTGGCTAACATTCTGAGTTCTGAGATTCTTGCTGAAATCAACCGTGAAGTTGTTCGCCGTGTTTATGTTGCTGCCGTCAAAGGTGCTCAGGTTAACACGACAACTGCCGGTATCTTCGACTTGGATACAGACTCCAATGGTCGTTGGTCGGTTGAGAAGTTCAAGGGTCTGATGTTCGGTATCGAGCGTGATGCAAATGCGATTGGTCAACAGACTCGTCGTGGTAAAGGTAACATGCTGATGTGTTCTGCTGACGTTGCGTCTGCATTGCAAATGGCTGGTATCCTTGACTACACGCCTGCTCTGAACAACAACCTGAACGTGGATGACACAACTACGACATTTGCTGGTGTCCTGAACGGTCGCTACAAAGTCTATGTTGACCCGTATGCTGCCAACGTTGCTGCTTCGCAGTATTATGTTGTTGGTTACAAGGGTACATCCCCGTATGACGCTGGTATGTTCTACTGCCCATACGTGCCGTTGCAAATGGTGCGTGCGGTCGGTGAAAACACCTTCCAGCCGAAGATCGGGTTCAAGACTCGTTACGGTATGGCTGCTAACCCGTTTGCTCAAACTGCTGGTGCAGTTGCTGCGGGCGACACTCAAAACACTGATGCCTCGATTGATGATGGCGCCAATGTTTACTACCGTCGCGTTAAGGTTACAAACCTGATGTAAGACCTTTTCCACGACAAAAGAAGTATAATAGTCGTGGATCTTCAGGGGGCGCAGTTTGCGCCCCCTTTTTTTTGTTTATTGGTTTATTGGTTTATGAAAAAAAAATGAAAAAAAAATATCACTTGATACTTTTTTAAAAAAACTTATCACTTTGTGGTTTTATAAAACACTAAATAATTTTTGATAATGATTCCTTATAGGTGAAATAAATGAAAGATAAAATGATAAAAAGGGTGAAAAAAATGGAGTTGAATAATCCAGTAATTACTGCATTAATTGGTCTGGTGATTTTTTATATTGGTTTGAAAATGTTTAGTGGTGGTGTAAAAGGAATGGGCAATATAGAACATTTGCAATGGTTTATTGGTAATCCGATGTATATGTTCTTTGGTGGTATTATTATGACATTGTTATGGCAATCGTCTTCTCTATCAACAACAGCAATCATTGCACTTGTAGCCAGTGGTGCAGTACCATTACCTGCTGCGATTGCAGCAGTGCTTGGTGCAAATATTGGAACAACCGGCACTATTTGGCTTGCGGGTATGCTAGTGTCAGATGGTTTTCCGAAAGGTGATACATTACGAATAGCAATGGCACACACTGGTGCTAATTTGTTTATGGCATTAACACTACTTCCTTTTGTACATCATATTGCACGATTTTTAGGAAGGGTTTAAAATCATATAAATACTAGTATGGCAACAAGTTATGCAGTATCAAGACAACCAGATGTGTTGGATTATGCAAGTCCAACACAGTTTAGTTTTATAATCAATCAACTACCCAAGGTGCAGTTTTTTACTACAGCTTGTAGTTTGCCAGGTATTACTCTGGGAACAACAACTTTTCCTACTAGATTCACACAAGTACCAATTCAAGGTGATAATGTAACATTTGAAAGTTTCAGTTTGTCCTTCATTGTTGATGAACATCTTGAAAACTACTTGTCTCTTCACGATTGGATAACTGGGGCTGGATTTCCAAAGTCCACAGAGCAGTTTCAAACCTTCAGAGACGAAACCTCAGAAACGTCAGATTTGGGTTATCAAAAATCAGGAACAAGAACTAGTATGGTTACAAAGTCAGATAGAAATATGACTTCTGACTCAACACTAACAATACTAACTAACAAAAATAATCCC